TGTCTGCTTCTTTGTTTTGTATCTGTTTCTGTGTTCTTTTGCTTCTCGACATCTATCTTACCCCACAAAAATGCCGGCGGGGACATTCTCAGTGATCTTCTTAGCCGAATCTTGTAGTCCAGCATCGATCGTTGATAGATTTGCGTATGTTGTCTCGTCGAGAATTGTCTTAAGCTCGTCGCGAAGGTTATCCTGTTCGGTTCTGGCTTGTCCCAGCAGCTCACTGGCATTAAGAGTCACACTCTCGCCGGGGATTGGTACTGTGGAGAATTTGCCTCTGATCTGTCCGAGCATTTCTTTGGTTAATGCCAGTGCAAAGCGACGGATCCATTGTTTACCAATAGAGTTAATACTTTCAAACGGAATATTTTCAAAGGGAAGCGTGTTGAGGTTGTTAATGCCCTTGGCACCTTGATCACCTCGTCCGGTTTCATCCCATGGCTCATACTGATTTTCGATTGTAAACTGAATCCAAAATTTGTCCGGACTTGTAGGTTGGGGTCTTGGGAATAAGCGTAACATATTGTCCTTGATCTCATAGGAATAATGTGAAATGCGAGTATAGAGAGAGTCTTTATATGCCATAGCCTGTAATTTATTCTGCCATGCAGGAACAATCTCAAAGGTCGAGTCGTCTGCATATTGTCCGTATGTTCTCATGTTTCCTACAACAGAGAATCCGCCATAATATCCATAAAATCGCCACATGGCGCGGGGAGTCCTAAAGAAGACTTTTCGTACAATAATACGCTTACCAGCAACCTGCTCATAATAGGGTACCGACGAAGAGTTTGCTGAGGATGCCGATACAATACTCTGAAGATCATAGTCCTGCTGATTCGGGACAGTGTCGAGCGAGGCCGAGTAGATCGGGACAGTTCCTCCTAGTCCTGCTTCTGTAGACATTATCTGGGTCACTCTGCGAACGTACCCATAGTCGAAGCGTGGGTAGCGCAGTTCGATGTTCGATCCAGAGAGGGGGTCGCCGGCAGCAATCTGACCATCTTGATCGAAGGACCCAGTGCTGGCTCCCAAGTAAGACGACAGCGAGTTCTTTGTCTGGTGGAGGTTAAGGAGATACGAGTATTCTAAGACAGCCTCTTCATATGCTGCGTATACGTTTCCTTCGGTTAATTCAATATCGAGGACATCGCCTCCTAGTTTCTTGTAGGTATATGCTACCTGATCGGCGGCTCCTGATAGGAATGCGGTGGACGCAGCATACATTCCGAATGGGAGGGCAGCTGCCACGAATCCTGCTGTGCCGCTAGCGGGTAATATATTAGCATTTGCTGTTGAAGCAGGATTAAGGTTTGGGATAGCCATTCAAAGTTCCTCGATTAGTCTATTACTAAATAGAAAGCCCCGCCTCAAAAGAGAGACGGGGCTTAACTATTTTGACCTTACGTCAGACGTACTAGGCTACTATGCGCCTTCTACGACACCCTTGCAGATGACGAGACCGTACATGTCTGGACGAACCATCTTCTTGGCGTAACGGGTCATGACACCCTTACGAGGTACGAAGTCCTCTACGCCGAAGATCGTCGGTGTGGTCTGTAGCGGCACATAAGGTGCGTACACATAACCACTCTCAAGGAAGCTACTTCCGCGGCGACCAACGAGGATCACGTTGCGCATGAAGTAAGGATCGACCATAATGTCGAGCTTCTTGGAGAGGGAACCAACCTTGACAGCACCCGCGTCGCCGCGGTCTGCATCAGCAGTCACGTTAGCACGGAAGCCAGCAGTAAACTCAAGGATGTTGGCAACTTCAGGTCCGCAGACGATGAAGTTGGCAGCACCACGGAGAGTCTTGCGGTGGATCTGTGCAGAGACATCATTGATGGACTCAATGAGGGTCTCGTACCACTCGGACACGTTACCCGTGAACTCGCCGCCGGCTGCAACTGCACCCGTCTCGCGGTTCAAGAACTCACCCGGAGCGCGGGACCAGTAACGAATACCGGCGCGTGCACCTGCGACGAGGTCCTCAAGGATCTCACGATCGATCTCTAGAGCAATCTGCTCCGAGAGGATCTGAGTTAGCTCGACCTCTGCATCCAAGTTGTGGTATGCGTTAAGGTCTTGACCCAACTCAGGAGTCCACTTAGCCTTGAGCTTCTTGGTGACAGCCGTGACAGCCACGGAATCGACCTTGATGTCGATCTCGGGGATGTTCGGGTTGTTCTCAAGACCCCAGGGATCATCACCTTCTACGGCGCCGAGGGCGTTCGGAGAAGCGATAAAGTTGTCCACGATCGGGAGTGTCAAAGAGCCCGAGTTGGTTACAGAGTCGCTAAGTGCATCACTGGAACCTTCGCCGATGTAGATCAATCGAGCGATCTGGCTATTAACCTCGTCAGGATTAGCGAACGAGCGGCTAAGAGCCGACAAGCGCGGGATCAAGTTGACGTTCTCGCTAGCTGCCATTACTTGAGCAATTGCAGACAAGTCATCTCGGTTAAATCCGACAGAATCGGGTAGGTCCAACTCGGCGATGAGCCATGCCGAACCAGAAGTAAGATCCGGGTCGAAGCGTAATACAGTGTTGGCGTCAACAATTGCTAGTCCAGCTGCATCAGCGGCGGAGCCGGCACCAGTAAGGGAGCCGGAAGCGATGATGGACACGGCGCCCATCGAACCTGTCGGGGAAGCATAACCATTGTTTAGGTTATATGGACCACGAGCGTTCGTGCCATTGGCTCCGTCCAACTGGATACCACCTGTGATCTCAGAACCAACCACGTTGCCACCGTAAAGTGACTTGTTTTCGAGCTGATTCAGGCGACTTGAGTTGAATGTGAAGTCAAGGAAGAAGATGAGACCCGAGGGCAAGCTCATCGGCTGAACGGAAACGAGTTCGTTTGCGATCAGGTTGCCGAATACTCGGCGGACTAGTGGGAATGCAACAGCTGCAAAACCCTGAACGTCTCCACCACTCATGGATGAAGACTCACGGAGTAACTCTTTTGCCTGGTTCTCAAGCAAACGGGCCATACCGTTTCGAAGTGTGTCACTAGCGATTCCCTCAAGAAGCCCTGTGCTCTCCCACTTGGAGATGAGCGCAGCGCCTTCTGTGGAAAGGTCGCGGTTGACAATACCTTCGGTTAATTTCTGTACAATAGACATATTATAAACCTCCTATAGTTATGTTGAATGTCATTATTTATTCAAACCTGCTAAACGCAGCATGCGACCCATATTTGGGTCTTTAGTTGCCGTGTTGTTTTTCTTAGAGTTGAGTAAGAGCGAGGTTGGTCTCTGAACTGCTTCACGGAGTGTTTGTGGTCGTGTACGCTGTACTGGCGTGGACCCCACTGCGTTTTGAATCGTTTCAAAAATCATACCTGCCTCTTCAACAGAAGTGGCAGTCTGAACAGCTTCGGCAATTTGTATTTTTTGCCGCTCATTCAAGGAGGCGCTATTCAAAGCCTTGTTTTGATAAACAAGCTTAGCATTATCCAAGTTCAACTTAGTAAGCTGATCCTTGGCTTCCATAATAAGAGCACGTAGCTCTGTATTAGAATCTGTAAGTTCTGAGATCTTCGTCTCAAATAGTTTCGCATCAACAACGTCGGGTGCGGTGGATGCTTCTTCCGCGGCTTCTTCATCTTCTTCGAGGTGTGCGCCTTCTGCGGCGGCCATTGCATCGTTGTTGGCTTGCTGGACGAAGTTGTCGGCAGAGTTCATGGACGACCAGCCTTGTGGGACGGGCGTCATATCTACGACTAACTCTTCAATAAGGTCAGCTAGCATTTCTTCGGTGAGGTTGATGTCTTCTTCTTCCTCTAGAGGATTGGTGGGGGTGGCGCCGGCGGCTGCTGTGGATTTTTCTGCTGCGTCCTCGTCATCTTCCATCTGGGCGATGTCTGGATTCACATCGCCCTCTTCTAGAGCAATGTCATCGGCCATGGCTGTGGCGTCAATCATATCTGTACTCTCAACAACCTCTTCCTCTTCTTCAAGGCGGGCTTTGAGGGCATCAAAATCGATCTCGACGATCTCCTCTGCAGCGGGAGCATCAATCTCTTCGTTTGCAAAAGCAAAAGGAACCTCTTCAGCGAACTCCATTAGGTCTTCGCCGTCGGGTGATTCCTCTTCTAAGCCCATTTCGTCCTGCTCCAAGAGTGTATCGAGGGCTCTTCTAACCTCTCCCGAGTACTTCTCCAATACGGCATCCTCCGCGTTTTTAAGTGCGGCTTCCTTGAGGGCTTTAGCGTCTACAATCGCTTCTTCTAATAGTGAAGACATAAAATTAACTCCATATCTGATGACTTATCAGAAATAAATAGTTCCTAAGAGTTGGAAATGACCAATAGTTGTGTTTTTGTAGTTTCTTACGCCGAGCTAAATGCTATCTGGTCGGTTCGTTGCTGTGTTTATGTGACATTGTTTAAATAACTCCTACCATGGTTTGCCGGCTATTTGCCACCACACGTGTGTCCCTGTGGATCCAGATTGGGCAACTATTGTAGACCACCCGTTATCACCATTAATCGTTTTGGCTCCGGCAGAGTCATCGATTTTATCGCCTGTACCAGTGGATCCCGTAACATTTATTACATTCACCGATCCGCTGGCCGCCGCATCCTTGATAGTTAAAACTAGACCGTGTGTCGCGGCATTAATCGCAGGAAGCGTAACATCATGTTGACCTGTGCT